TGTACAATGGAAATAATGAATTACTAGTAGTAGGGAAATTATCTAACCCAATCCCAATTTCTCAATACACAGATACTACTATAGTAATCAATTTTGATACTTAAAAAATAATCATGAATTGGATTTATCAAAATAAAGAAATTGAGGGAATCTCTGACTTCCCAAATGAAACATTTGGTTTTGTTTATAGAATAGTTCATATACCAACAGGTAAAGCTTACATTGGTAAAAAAGTATTACAACACACTCGTAAAGTAAAACTAACTAAAAAAGAGTTAAAAGAATACGAAGGTGTAATAGGTAGAAGACCATCATATAAATTAGCTGTAAAAGAATCAGATTGGAAAACATATTGGGGTTCAAATAAATATTTAAAAGAGGTTATGAAAGAAGAACCTAAAGAAAATTTTGAACGTCATATTTTAATTTGTGTTCCTACAAAAAAGTTATTAACTTATTACGAAGTAAAATATCAAATGATTTATGAGGTTTTAGAAAAACCAGATGAATTTTATAATGATAATATTCTTGGAAAGTTTTTTACCAAAGACTTTGACATTTAAAAATAGTTTAGTACATTAATAGTTATGGTAAATGAACTGCTTGTAAATTTAGTAGATTCTGTATTAGGTGAAGGGAAAAGAACAGCAAGAGGTAATAAAGCTTACCACTGTCCCTATTGCAACCACCACAAACCTAAATTAGAAATCAATTTCTCCCAGAATAAAAAAGGATACAATCCTTGGCATTGTTGGGTATGTAATAAAAAGGGAAGTCGTGTTTCTTCTTTATTTAAAAAATCAGGTGCTTCTCCTGAAAAGTTTGAAGAATTAAAAAAATTAATAGGTACCGAAATTGAGATTAGAGAAGTACAATCCAACACTAAACTAGAATTACCAAAAGAATACAAACCCATTATAGGTAGCCGCGATATTATTGCTCGACATGCATTTGCATACCTCAAAAATAGAGGTATTACAAAAGATGATATTGAAAAGTATAATATTGGTTATTGTGAATCAGGTAGATATGCTAAAATGGTTATTGTGCCCTCTTATGATGAAACAGGTAACCTAAACTACTTTACAGGCCGTTCATTTGAAAAAGAACCATTTGTAAAATATCGCAACCCAGAGGCATCACGCGACATCATACCATTTGAATTGTTTATAAACTGGAGTATACCGCTTATATTGTGCGAAGGACCATTTGACGCCATAGCCATTAAAAGGAATGCTATCCCGCTTTTAGGCAAAAATATACAACAAAATTTAATGAAAAAAATCGTCACATCTAAAGTTAAAAAAATTTACATAGCTTTAGATACAGACGCTCAAAAGCAAGCCCTCAAGTTTGCTGAATATTTTATGAATCAAGGTAAGGAAGTCTATTTTATGGACTTAGAAGGAAAAGACCCAAGTGAAATGGGATTTGAGAATTTCACAAAACTAATTCAAAAAACATTTCCAATAGATCAATATGGTTTAATGGAAAAAAAACTACAACTACTATGAGTAAGAAAAATATTAAAAAGTCTTACGACCGCATCTTAGAAATCTCCTCAGATGCAAAACAAATTACCATGCCAGACTCACGTTACTATAGACGTAATGGAGAGTATTACCCTTCAGTAACTTATGTTTTAGGAACTTATCCTAAAGGTAAATATTTTGAAGACTGGTTAAAAAAAGTAGGCTATTCTGCTGAATATATTGTTAAAAAAGCAGGGGAAGAAGGCACACAAGTTCATGAAATGATTGAAGCTTATTTGAACGGAGAGGAATTAAATTTTTTAAATTCCCAAGGTTACCCACTTTACCACCCAGATGTTTGGCAAATGTTCTTACGTTTTGTTGAATGGTGGGAAGAATACAATCCTACACTAATCGAAACTGAAGTACATCTATTTTCAGATGAATTAAAAGTAGCAGGTACTTGTGATATGGTTTGTGAGATTGATGGTGAATTGTGGATTATTGATTTTAAAACTTCTAATCATCTTCAATCCACATATGATTTACAGGCAGCTGTTTATGGTCAAATGTATAAAGAGTGTTATGGTAAAGAAGCAAATCGCTATGGTATTCTTTGGTTAAAATCTAATAAACGTAAAGGTGCAACTGGTAAAATGCAAGGTAAAGGATGGGAAATGTATGAATCATCTCGTACACAAGAAGAAAATCTTGATATTTTCAAAACAGTTAAAAAACTATTTGATTTAGAAAACCCTACACATAAACCAACATTTACCCAATTTAAAACGCAAGTGAAACGAAAGTTGTGATATTTATACTAAAACACATTGATGATTTCACTAACACGACTTTTAAAGGAAGTTCAAGGTAATCCTAAAGCTATAATTCTTGCTGGAGCCCCTGGTGCTGGCAAGGGTTCTATCTTGGGTGATTTGGATTTATCGGGGTTAAAAATATTCAATTTAGATGATACTATTTTGGCTTTAGCAAAAGCTGAAAAATTTTCACTAAACCAAAAAGATACAGATGCTGAAAACAGAAGTGCTTTTATGAAGGCAATGGCTGCGGCAACTAAAAAACTTAAACAAGAACAAATCCCCTCAGCAATCGCTAATAAAGATTCATTTATTTTAGATGGAACAGCAGCATCAGCAAAACAAACTCAATTGCTTGTTGACCAATTAAAAGAAGCTGGTTATGATATAATGATGTTATACGTTTATACGCATCTTGAAACGTCTCTAAAACGCAACGAAAAACGATTCGAGAAAAGTGGTGGTGAAGATAGAAGTTTAATGCCAAGCGCTGTATATAGAACTTGGATTGATGTGTCTAAAAACTTTGAAACTTACCAACAAATGTTTGGTAATAATTTTGTATCTGTAGCTAATACAGGTGATGATGAAACAATGAAAGATGTAGAACAAATCTTAAAAACTTATATTAAACCTTTTAGACCAACAGATACTAAACCTAAAACAGATAAAGAAATAGCTAGGTCTAAAAAACAATCTGAAGAGTTAAATAAAGAAATACAAGATTTTCTAAACTCAGATAAAGTTCAAAATATTATTGATAATTCAGTGTCTAAAGAAGAGGCACAATCAAAAATAACATCATTTATAAATGGCTAAAACAATTGCAGCATATGGTGGTGGATTTAAACCACCCACAGCAGGTCATTTTGAAGTAGTAAAAACTGCACTCGAACAAAATCCTGAAATAGATGAATTTATCATTTATGTAGGTGGTGGAGAACGTGATGGTATCACTCAGGCTGAAGCTATTTTGATTTGGGAAATTTACCAAACATATCTCCCAATGAAGGTTAAAATTGAACCCTCTAAAGCCCCAATTGGTGATATTGTTCGTTTAGGAAAAAATAATCTTCAAGATACAGTTTATTTTGTAATTGGAGGACGAGAAGGAAGAGAAGATGATATGAAGGATATTGAATCTCGTACTAAAGGAATTGAGGATAAATATCCAAATATGAAAATTAAAATTATCCAAACTCCTGATACGGGTATGAGTGGTACAAATGCTAGACAAGCAGCTAAAGTTTCATATGAAGATTTTATTAAATATCTACCTACTGAATTGACAGATGAAGAAAAAGAAGAGGTGTACAATATAGTCAAACCAGCAGTTAAAGAAAGTTTGAATGAAAATGCTTCATATTCATCAGATATCGACTACAAAGAACATATCAAAGAATTAACAAAATATATGATTGAGGATGGTTGGAATATCTTACCACTCCCCAAGGTAGTATTTAAACATGGCGATTCAGAAAATGCTAGAGATTTCTTTGGTAAAACAGCATATTACGATCCAAATACAAAAACAATTGTATTGTATACTGAAGGTCGTCATCCTAAAGATATTGTACGTTCATTCTCACACGAGATGGTTCACCACGAACAAAACTTAGATGGTCGTTTAGATGATATTCAAACAACAAATACTACAGAAGATGATAAACTAAACGATATTGAAAAAGAAGCCAATTTAAATGGTACAATGACATTTAGAAATTGGACTGATAGTTTAAATGAATCAACTGTAGATAGTAAACTTTATCCTTTTAAAATTGCAGATAAAACTTATGATGAAAGTGATAACTCATTAATTACAGTTGAATATAAGTTTACAACACCTAGCAACACTTATAGAGTTGAATTTCACTCAGGTGAATATAACCCCGAAGCAAAAACCTTTGCTCTGTCCTTTGGGGTAGATAAAGGAGAATTAAACACAATTGATACTTTTCAAATGACAGGGGAAGGAAATGCTAGAAAAATATTTAATACTATCCTTAATATCGTAGAAGATTTTATAGATAAGGAGGATGTTAAAAAAATAATAGTAGATGGAACTGATGAAAAACGTAAAAGAATTTACAAAACTCTATTTTCATCTACACCTCCCAAAA